TCAGGCGTGTGCAGCCAATAGACCTTTATCTTTACAGAACTGAATTACCTCGACGTAGCGGAAGAGAGCGCCACCTTTCGGAGGGTGGATTTCTTCCACTTCCTGCGGGAATGGTGTGCCGGATTCTTCCCACTGTTTGCGCTTACGATAAAATGTGGTTCTGGAGATACCACCAAGCATCTCCTGAACGCGCTCACGGTTAACCAGAACCGGCTGAATGCTGATTGTTGTTTGCATGCTTTTCTCCAGGCAAAAAGAAGCCCGGCGCGGGGCCGGGACGAGTTATGCGGAATATAATAAGAAGGAGCGGAAAAGTGGTTGTAATTTAACTTGATGATTTATATATTGCTATTTTTTGTTAACTTGATTCTTATAAAATCTTTTTACGTCATTAAATTGAGATATTAAAGTCGGGTCATTATATGTCGTTGGTGTTGTATTGTGTTTTAAATCATTCCATATTGTGGAATGTAATGAATCAAAGAAGAAATCTTTAAATATCTCTTTTTTCTCGAGATTTTTCTCACCAATGTAAGGAACCTTTTGTAGTAAAGAGAATCCTCTTTTAATTTGATCATAATCCCTCATTGAAAGATGTATTATAGTGTAAATGCGTGAAGCATCGCCCATTGCACCATTAGCATAAGGGATTACATGTCCGTTTTTTAATATGAGTTGATTGCACTCATCGGCTTTTTTCAGAAGACGATCCAAGATTTGTTTATCTAAAGCATCTTGCCTGTTTTTAAAACCAATGTAAGCATTTATCCCAGCTGATAATGCTGCAAATGTAGCCGCAATCGCTGAGTATGTAGCTGGATCTGGCACTTTAATTTCCTCATTTCAAATAAAATTCTATTAAGTCATCAGGAACAATCCAACTGCGTAAGCTAGTTGTTGGTATCCATTTTAATGTGTGTGTTGCTAGTAAACTCTTTAACAGAACGCGGTACTTTTACCTTTGTTTGTAACTCTGAACATAATTGATCTTTCAATGAGAATTATCAAGTTACAACATTTCTACTGTCCTGTTGCGGCGCCCTCATTATTCTCGGATTCGTCCGCCATTTGCTCAAGCCGTCGCGATAGTTCGGCGGCCAGCGTCAGAAATTCTTCCTCTGTCGCCGCCGGGATAGGCACAAAGCGAATCCCGATGTGTGCCAGGTGGTTGGCGATTTCGAGGCTTTTTCTCAAATCAACGGGTGAGGCTCTGTTCATGCCGCACCGCCAGCGGGCCGCAGCCAGATGCAGACCGCGCCATCTTCTGTGTCGTGAATTGAACCGACAAACCAACCATCCCCGGCTGGCGTTTCGGGCTGCCACGCTGAAATGTCGCAACCATCCACATCGGGATCGACGTCATCCTCATCGCGGTACTCCACTTTCCACTCAAGGCCGTTCTTATCCAGCCAGGCGTTGAACTCATCAGGAGAGATAGATTCACGCCCATCGCAAAATTCATCGTAAAGCGGGTGAGTCCAGTAGCCGTACTGGTCGCGTTCGACGGGTAGGGCATAAAATTCTGTTGTCATTGTTCAGCTCCAAACCGCCAGTTAAGGCGGCCAATTTCACTGTTAAATTTGATTAAGGTGATGCCGAGAGGCTTTAAGATTTCGTGGTACTTGCGGAGGATAGGCGGAACGACATTATTCCAGTTTGGTTTGGGTCGTTGTCGCATCGAAGCCTTCAATTCTTCGTTGCATCGGCGCGCAGTGGCACGTAAGGCGTTTTCCTGTTCTGGTGTCATGCGGCCTCCGTTTTTACAACGTCGATGGCACATCCGGGCAGCAATTCAACCGCGGCGGTGGCGCACTGGTTTCCCCAGTGATGCCAGCCTGGCGCCGCGCTGCGGCTAAACAGCTCTATCCTAGGCACATCACCGTAAAGCAGCTCCAGCCGGTGGCGCACTTCCCACGGCTTTTCGCTGTGCGCGCCGAGCGGGCTGTAGACCACCTGCTTAATCCCGGCGTGCTTTCGCTCAAGCCCGGCGCCGCGAGTGGCAATCAACAGGTCTTCGGTATTGGCCCGGGTGTGGTTTCCACCGTTCATACGCGTCTCGGCGTTAAGCAGATCTAGGAAGTCGTAAAAGTCGGTAATTTCACACTCAGCCAGCGCCTTGTTGATGCGTAGCTCGGCGTTTTGGTTCAGCTTCACCCAGGTAAAGCCCTTCATCGTGCGAACGGTAAAACCCCAGGCCTCGGCCAGTTCGATTGCCTCTTGGTTATGCGTGCCGGTGTACCACATCGCCAGCACGGCGTTTTCGGCGGCAAGTTCCCACACTGGCAGACGCTTGATGTCGATTAGCTTCATGGTGGAGTAGTGATCGGTAGCAGCACCGTTGCTGATGGTGTTGCCGTAAGACCAGGGTGGATCAGCGTAGATAAGCGAGTATTTTCCTGTCATTTCGCGCCGCCTTTCACAAAAATGACCCAGTGAGTTTTGTCTGACTTACCGGTGCGCTGCCAGATGACCGGCTTCTCGTCGGTCCGCGCCAGGATATTGCTTACCGGGATCTGCGTTTCGTTCCATTTGAAGATGAGCACACCGTGTGGCCGCAACACCCTGAATGCTTCTGAGAAGCCGTCACGAAGATCATCGCGCCACGTTTCTTTGTTGAGCCGACCGTACTTTTTCCCCATCCATGCGTTATCGCCGACGCGTTCGAGGTGCGGTGGATCAAATACGACTACAGGAAAAGTGTTATCGGCAAAGGGTAGGGCGCGGAAATCAGCTATAAGGTCCGGGCTGATATTTGCGGCGTAAGTCAGCCAGCGGTGCATAAGTGGCTTAACGGTGGGTCCGTTTCTCCAGAGAAAGTGACGGCCATCGTTAACGCTACAGGTGGCGAGATTAAGGCCCATGAAATTCGCCCTGATCTCCCTGACCTGTTTCCTCACCCAGAAAACCATGCCGCCTAATCGGCGGCCATACGGGTTGTACTCTATAGCTGAGAGTCTACCTGATGAGCGTCTAGGCTACTTCGACTATACGTTTGACGATGAGAACGACTCACTCGGCGACCGGGTGCAGGCGATCTGTAATGCAGCGTCTGTTATGGCGTACTGGGATGACGGTGTACTGACGTTCACCCGCGATCAGAAAGTCGATTACCCGGCGGCAGTGTTCAACCGGGCGAACATGAAGACGGATGAGTACAAAATGACGTATGAGGCCACGCTGCCTGGCGGTTACGACGGCGTACAGGTCTCCTACGTTCACCCGACAACGAATAACAAGACGTACATCAACTATCGCGTACTTAACGGCGCCATAGTCGAGCAGGAAGCGCAGAACCCTAACAAGCTTGAGATAGTTGGTTTCCGTAACGAGTACCAGGCTCAGCAACGAGCGCTACGCGAAACAAAGCGTCTTATTTACTCACGGGTAAAGATGAACGCCAAGGTGTTCGAGGACGGGATTATCCAGGTTGGAAGCGTCATTCAGATGCCTGACATCTACGACAGCAACCAGCAGCAGGGTTATATCACCAGGCGTACCGGAAATAACTTCGATACAAGCGAACCAATCACGTTTACCGGTTCTATGTATGTGCTGGTTACTGACAGTATGGGCAACCCGACACAGCGTTATCCGGCAACGGAACGCAGTGACACGAAATACGGCTTCACTGCAGCAATACCCAACATTCAGCTCAACATATGGAACGGAGATACTGTGCAGTTACCGTCGAGATATCTAATCGCTACTGTGGATGAACTGGACAGCCAGCTATGGACGGTCAACAGCATCAAACCCAACGCAGATAGCACGGTATCACTGACCGTCGCAGAGTACAGTGACGCCATCTACAAATGAGACCCCTTTAAACCATCACAACCCGGCCACAGTGCCGGGTTTTTTAATGGAAAAATTATGAGCACTACACCAACCAATCAGCCAGTACCAAGCGAAAAGCCGCAAGACCTGAAATATAACGCCGGTAAGATTGACGAGTTTGTCACCTCGATGTCTCAGCAATATATCGACCGTTTTGGTCAGGCTCACTACACCATCGAGGGTCTTCGCTGGGTGGCCCAGCAAGCCATCGCCGCATTTGGCTATATTACGCTGGATAGTTTCGAAGACGGAAACACACTGACTTTGCCAAATCAGGTTTTGCGCCTCGAAGCCACTGGCGAATATTACCGCTGGGATGGTGTGTTGCCTAAAACCGTTCCTGCCGGCTCAACGCCAGACAGTACTGGTGGAATTGGAGATGGTGCGTGGTTGAGTGTGGGGGATGCAACGTTACGCGGTGATTTGGCGAAAGATTCTGGGGCTGGAATAATAGGGACGTCATCAGGAAATACCGTGCAGGAGGAAATTGATAACTCTAAAAGCGGTATAGCTGCAAATGATACGGCTGACTATGGTTCCAGGAATATAAGAAAACTGCTTAATATAAATTATCTTATAAAATCGAGAAGCGCTGTAAAAATACTTTGTCAGGGTGACTCAATAACTGCTGGATATGATATTTCATCAACAGACATAGTTGATGGGGCTCCTGACAATGCAACTCATGCAACAGTAACATACCCTGACCGTCTTGGTCCTTATCTGCAGGAGCAATCTGGAGCACCGACATCCATTACGGTAAGAGCAATTTCAGGCTACACAGCAAAGAACGCATATGATAACCCTGACTGGCAAACAAATCCTAATTGCGATTTGGCAATCTTAATGTATGCGATTAATGATGCAAGCGTAGGAAATATCAATGAATACCTTGAGTATATGGAGAAGTTAATTCGGAGATTTATTGATTGGGGGATGGGGGTACTAGTTTGCCAGACCGCATCAGGTAGCTTTAGCATGTATAACTTTAACTCTGCTAACTATCGGCAGTTATATGCGTTCCAGATTAAAAATCTGGCGACACTATATAACTGTGCCTACATGAACCTTGGCGAGCTTCAATTCAACATGCCACAAGGTGCCGTGCAAAGCGATGGAACTCACTTTAACTCATTGGGATACCAGCGAATGGGTGAGGCAATTGCATCAATGTTAATGGCAGGTGGTCTTGCCCCATCTTACAAGCCTATTTCATCAGAAATCATGATGTGGCCAACTATGATATCTGATCAATTTGGAATGGCGCTACCAACAAATAATTTCAGTATTATTTTTGACCGCGCAGCATATACTCAACAGCGGATAACCGGACAGTTCCCGACAACTGGTAGCGCAATAATGTCATACAGCTTTTATCTTGACGCAGAGGCTGCTGAAATTGACGTAATCGGCAGTTGGGGTGATTTGGTATTGCATATGGAGGTTCAGTGCTCAGTAGTAGATTATACTGGCACAAAACCTCCATATTACGATTTGATTTATCCTGTTAGTAGCAACTTAAGTTATCGTGGCTACCAGTATGGATGGCCTCTTCGAAATCGTGGAGGAAATGGGACGGGAATGGTTAAACATGCTGGCCAATTGATCGGAAGGGGTTGGAAAACAATTACATTTTCAAAAATAGCGGATGGCACTGCGTTTATTCAAGGGGTAATTGTTAGGCCGGTTCATATGATTAATACATATGGTGACGGATATAGTAACATTCGTGGAAAAACGGAATCAATAAAGCTTAGGGTTCCCGCAATGAATACTGGGGCAGGAACCTCAATGCCATCCCCAACAACACTAGCTGCAGTTTCTTTGCCATTACCTTCTGATATGTATCATCAGACGTTCGATCCATCTGTTAACCATGCAGATTGCGGATTCGCCACCCTGCAAATACATGGAACAGGAGGTACGCATGGTAATGTGTACTACGAAGCAGTGCTGTTGAGAAATGGACCTACAACTATAGAAGTAATACAGAAGAATGCGTTAGGAGGTGCTTGGCCGACGATCACGGCATCTCAGGGAAATGAGGCAAGGGATACCAATGCGTTTAATGCAAACTCTGTAGCAACTAACATGCCCATGTTCGATATTTCTACTCCAGGAGCGCCGAGCGTTAATTACGGTGCGCCGAATGAAAACGGAGCTATATTGCAGTTAAATTTTGACTGGTCAGGCGTGTCAGGTGGAGCTAAAACCGGTTACTACAAGATTGTTCTTACATGTGCTGGTTCAGAAGCTGCTACATTGAAGGCGTTCTAAAAGGTAAAAGCCCGGTCATCCGGGCTTTTTATCACGTGCTTTAATCATGTTATCAGCGAACTGATAGGCATCTTTGTAATCGCTTTTTTCGTTTACATCGAAATTAGGTGACTTTAGTTTTATGTACTGCAATGCCAGCATGTCTCTGACATCAAGTCCATCTGGCGGGCATAAATCCTCTATCAAAAAAGCACCGTAGTCTTCGCGTCCATGATAGTAGGAATTGAATTGACCAATGACTTTACCGTCTAGGTGTAAATACTCTACTTTATAACCATCTGTGACATTAACACCTTCCCACTTTTTTACTTCTTGGTAAAAGTCTTCGCTAATTTTCTTCATTTTAATCAATTCATTACTCAATTAGAATGTATCCTTTCCAATATATCCACCATCTTTTGTTCTAATCCTCACGCTTTCTTTGTTGCATGATGTCATTTTACCGCATGATGGACACTGCTGAAGATTTCCAGAGATTATTGCCATGTTGAATGTATCCAGATCATCTATCTGGATAGCAGAAGGAAACCATGTTTTGCAATGCGAACACCGAACTTGCGTTTTTGCCGATTCCATCTTGATACCCTCTTTGTGTGTATGAAATTTAGCTCACAGAAATACAAACTATACCACTGCCACTTACATCAAACATGATTTTGTTGTGTTTTTCTGCTCATGAGACAAGCACCATCCCTCAACCCCATGCGCCGTTAGTTAGCGCCATGCCAGTGCGCAGCCCACTCAGGTGGGCTTTTTGTTTTCATTGGTTGTTGGTATCTCTACCATAAACCCATCGCAATCACGCATTGTTTCGGGTACCACATATCCTAAAGAGGATAGTTTGCTAAATGTATGGGTGAAGACGGCCGGGAAATCATTGTCACTTAAACCATCAAGTTCAAGGTCTGTAAGGTCAATGCTAAACAGGGTGTGTCCAAGCCTAATCTTCTTGTTAATTTCTGAAAATGTCCTTTCGAAAATAACCTTCGATAGCTCATCTTTTGCTGCCTTAACGACTTGCAAGGCTTGATCTGCTGGAATTAGCTCTTCTAACTGCATACTTTCATAGAAACTAGAATCCAGCCGCTGAACAATCTCGGCATTCATAGATCTCGAGTTTCTTTTTGCGGCGGATTCAATTTTCTCTTTTAATTCAACTGGAAGCCTTATACGCAACTGAGGATCTTCTCTGCTCATTTTATTCTTCTCGCCATCAAGAATTCACAATAAGTAAATTATGCCCCACGGTGGGGTTGACATCAATGACGCACGGTGTGACACTTAGTTCATGCCTCACGGTGGGGCGTTAAAAGGAGATGTAAATGGAAAAGGCAAAAGAGATGTATCAGCGCAAGGTGCGCTTTCCAGACGATGTGAGAAAAGCGATTGAAAAGAATGGTGAGGATGAGTGCCGTCATTTTAATACAGAGCTGATTTATCAACTGAGAAAGGCATATGGACTGGTGGGAGATAAAAATGCTCAAGCCTGAATGCAGCGAAGCCCAGCAGTGCGCGAACACTAACCGGGCCTCTATCGAAAATAACCGCGTAGGAAATATCGACATGAATATTGTACAGAACAATGCGTTAACTTTCCACAATGTAACGTTTAATCCGATAGTCGCCGATCAGCAGGTTTGGCTGACTTCAGCCGAGTTAGCGAAGGCGCTGAAGTACTCGAGTACAAAATCAATAAGCACTCTCTATTCTCGCAATGCTGATGAGTTTACACCAGCGATGACTCAGGTCATCGAAATGATGACCTCAGGGAATTACCGGAAAAAAGTACGAGTTTTCAGTATCCGAGGCGCTCATTTGATCGCGATGTTTGCAACTACACCTGTAGCTAAAGAGTTCCGCCGCTGGGTGCTGGATATTCTCGACCGCGAAGTTGCCCAATCTCCGATCGCTAAGCAGTTCACAGACCAGGAGCTTTGTGATTTGGCGTGGCTGTGGCGTGCTGGAGCTGTGATGATTACAGCTTGCCGCGATATCTATCCCTTACTGAAAGTGGGTGAACATCGACAGGCAGGCCATTTCTACTCGATAGGCCAAGAGTTCGCGAGAACCCTTAACAAGGGGAGAGAGATCATCAAGCGCGAAACATCGCATATCGAATTTCAACCATGGAGGGATGATAACTGGAGCAGAGTATTACCGCACTTGCGTCAGGAAATGTTGCAGTGATGCAAATAGAAAAGCCGATAGCTCTAACTACCGGCTTCCATTGAAACTTGTCATAAGGGTCCAACCAATGACTTCATTAAATTTAGCAGTTCATGAACCAAATGTCGATCCCCAGCCGTTACCAGTTATTGAATGGAAGGGTTTGCGTGTTGTTACGACTGAAACGCTGGCCGCAGGTTATGGTTCTGATGAAGCTAACATTAGGAAAAACCTTTCGCGCAACGCCAGCCGCTTTATTGAGGGCATTCACATCTTCATCATCAAAGGCCAAGAGCTGAAAGATTTGCGAGTGACTAATAGTCACGCACAAATTTCAAGCAAAGCTCGCTCTGTTGTTTTTTGGACTGAGAAGGGCGCTGCCCGCATGTCTAAGATTGTCGATACTGACGAAGCATGGTCTTTCTTCGAGTGCCTGGAGGATTCGTACTTCCGTCCAACCCAGGTTATCGGCATTCCGCTTAACTACGAAGCTGCGCTTGAAGAACTGCTCGTAAAAGTGAAAGAGAATCGCATCATTGCTGAACAGCGCGATCGTGCAGTAAAGGAGAAACTCTGGATCTCTGAAAAACGGGAGGTAACAGCAATGGCAACGGCTTCTGTTGCTGTACGAGAGAAGAATAAGTTGGCTGAGCGTCTTGGAGAAGGTAAAAATTACGCCGCCATTATTCCGGTAGAAAAAAAGCTGGGTCAGAAATTCAAATGGCAGCCACTTCGTAAGTGGTGCCGTGAAAACGATGCTATGCCGCATGATGTTGAAGACCCGCGATTCGGTTCCGTTAAATCGTGGCCACGAGCAGCATGGCTGGCTGTGTATGGCGTAGATTTGCGCAAAATATTTTAATCAGCCGAATTCTCGGAAAATCTCCTGAAAATTCAGGACTCCACAAACCCGCTTAACTGCGGGTTTTTTATTTACCACCTCATGAGGCCAAAGCGGGACACACAAAGCTTTGCGAACACATGCAAGGCTTTGTGCTGCTTTCCTATGACACCTTCTCATCAAGCCAGTCTGCCCACCACTGCATCATTTCCCGGCGTTTATCCATGTACTGAGCGTGATTGTATATCCCGCGGATAGATCCGCTGTTAGCGTGTGCCAGTTGCTTCTCGATGGCGTCAGCTGGCCACTCATGCTCATTCATTATTGTGCTGAACTGGTGTCGGAAACCGTGGCCACTTGCCAGGCCTTCATATCCAATTTGCCGAATAACCAGCAGAACGGCGTTCTCACTGATCGGCTTTGTTTTATCATTTCGCCCGGCGAACACGAAGCTTGATATCGGCTGCGTTACCGGACTCAGCATTTCAAGAAGAGAGACAACCTGATCTGACATTGGGACAAGGTGAGGGCGTCGGCCCTTCATCACCTCTTCGGTAATCGTAATCGTCCTGGTTTCAAAGTCGACGTTCGACCATTGCATGGACCGGAGTTCTTTTGTTCTGAGCACCGTGTATTGCAGAACCTGAGTCGCTACACGTGAAACTATGCTGCCAGAGAAACCAGCCAACGCCTTATTGAATGCTGGTATCTGGTCTGCAGGAAGGAAGGGATAGTTCTTCTTGCGGTATCCCTTCATGGCATCAGCAAGGTCAGGTGCCGGGTTGTACTTCGCGCGCCCGGTAACAATCGCGTACCTGAATACTTCCCCGCACCGCCGCCGCGCCTTATTTGCCCGCTCCATTGCCCCACGGTCTTCGAACCTGCGGATCACTTCAAGTATCTGCATTGGTTCTATCTCGTTAATCTCCATCCCGCCAATCAACGGCAGAATGTCATCCTTGAACATGCGTGACAGTTCGGTGCTGTATACCTCTGACCATACCTGTTTTTTGTGCTCATACCATTCCTGGTATATAGAGCCGAAAGAGTTGTCTTTGACTGACAGCTTTTTAGCCTTTACCGGATCGACGCCGACAGACACATCCTTTTTTGCAAGCCACGCTTTGTCTCTGGCTTCCTGCAATGACATGAGCGGATATTTTCCTACCGTCAGCACCTTCTCTTTACCATCGAGCTTGTAACGCAATTGCCAGACTTTCTTTCCGGTAACCGGCACATAAAGGTACAGCCCGTTGCTGTCGAGCAGCCGGTACGGTTTATCTTTCGGCTTTGCCGCGTCGATCTGCTTGATGGTGAGCAT